TCATTAGACCCAAGAAGGCATCTGCTGCCTGTCCCACTGTCAAGCTAGTCCCTTGCGGGTTGCTGCTTTCCATACACTAACCTCTACTTAAAAATCTTAAATCGTCTCTTCACTATCTCGCCTTCGGCGGCAACAGATTCGAGACGCGCCTTAACCTGACGCACTGCGCGAATTGCCACGTATGACTCTTCGCGTAAGTCAATGTCGTCAGGATTACTATTGATGATACGCTCGATGTTGTCTTTTTCCAACTCATCGAAGATTTCTGTCAGAAACTCATCACCAAGTAATGCTTTTGCTCGTTCCCATCGTTGTGTCATAGCAGGCTCTTTAGTTTCTCTTTAGGCATTCTTGCTTCGTTTAGGGCTTCTAAGAAGTCCTCACCGTACTTGTTTACTGCTTTCCTGCGAATGACATACTCGCCACGCTGTAGCTTTGCATAACCCTCGTCTGGCCCGTCTGGATTAGGCCCGAGTAACGAGCGAATCTTTCCGCCTTTCTCGTAACCGACCTCGCCATCTGGCTTTTCTTCGTAGTCTGTAAAGCCTACGATCTTGCCTCCCATCGCGCCGCCTTGGGATACGTTGGCATCTTGCGCTGCCTGCTGTTGAGCTTCTTGTGCGGCTTGTTGCGCTAACTGCGTGTTGGTCTTGGCCCAGTCGTAATTCTGAAGAATCCCTGCTTGGTTGAAATAACCAGGCTGAAACTGTTGAACCTGAGAAACAGCCTGCGGGATACCAAACTCTAGCGTCATTGGACGAAGGTTTGTGTAGCCAGCAGCACCAGACTGGAACTGGAAAGGAACCTGTTCTGTAGGTGTTGTCTTATAAAAGAACCCTGTAGTAGGAGCAGCAAGACTTGTCTGTCCACCACCTGTAGCAAAAGGCACAAAGTTAGTTGCAGGCAGGTTAAACGTAGGTGGCATGTAGTCCGCAGGGTTGAACGTGCGCGGAGGTTGAGTCGTGCCAGCAGGAGGTTGCGTGGTTGTTTGGCCTAAACCAAGAGTGATAGCGCCCTGCACATCAGTCTCAGGTACTCCCATTGCTCGCAGCATGTCTGCTGTGACTTTGTTCTGGTTGTACCAATCAACCTTTTGTTGGCCTGTGAACGTAGACCAACCACTGGGAAGCGTCATCCCTGTTGGCAAATCCCAAGATGGAGGCGGCGCGGTTGTCGTTCCTAGTCCAAGCGTCTTTGCGTAGCTTATGTCTGACTCTGGAACCTTGTAATCCCTAAGCGTTTGTTCAGTAACTTTATTAGCGTTGAACCAGTTAACTTTATCCTGGGGGGTGTAATACTGCCACTCATTAGGCAATCCAAGACCTAACTGCGCTGCCATGAGCGTAACTGCGTCTTGAGATGTATTTCTTGGCTGCTCAACTACGGTTGTCGTTGGCGGAGTTACTGTCGTTGTTGGAACAGTTGTATTCCCGCCGAGCAAGCCAGTCGTGTTAGTGGTGTTTGTTGTATTCGTTGTGGTTACAGGAGGAGGCGCAGAAGGTATGCCCAACAAGTCATATGCCGCTTGATTAGCATTGGCAGGGTCTAACTCAGCAATCTTTGCCTTGATCTGGTCGCTAGTTATACCAGCCTGCAAAAGCGTTTGGACGTAACCCTGTTTAGTAGACAGAGGCGCGGCAGAGTTCCACTGCAATCCAAAGATGTTGTAAGTTGGTGCAGGAGGCGGGGTGTATACCGGCGGTGTATACACAGGCTCTTGATAGACTGGTTCTTGGTAAACAGGTTCCTGATAAACAGGTTCTGGTTGCGTGTAAACCGGTTCTTGTTGGATAGGCTGTTGAACCACTGGAGCAGGCGGGTTGTAACCGTTACTGAGCATCCAAGTGATGTCTGACTCCGGCACACCCGCGCCAACTAGTTCCTCAATCGTCGTTCCGTTTGAGTTAAACCACGAGATCTTTTGCTGTGGCGTGTAGCTTGTCCAGCCAGAAGGTAGTGCGGGAAGTGCCATGATCTATCCTGGTATCTCAATGTTAGACGTAATGCCTGCGCCGACTTTCATAGCCTTCATCTGCGCTTCTGCCTCGAACTCCATGCGCTTGAGTTCTAACTCTGCCAGTGCTTTCTCTCTTGCGAGTTGAATGTCGGCCATAGCCTTTTGACGCTTGATCTCAATATCCGCCTGAGCCTGTGCCATCATCATTTGTACGGCAGGATCTGGGCCTTGTTGCTGAGGTTGTGCAAGTGCAGCATCAACCTCTGGGGTCACTTGCTTGAAGAACTCAGCCGAGTCTGCAAAGCCTGCTGCCTCAATCAGTTTTCCGAGCGTCGCACGATATTGCGAGACAGACACTAAAGGATTGTTCGGGCCGTACGCTTGAATGATCTGCTCTTGCTTTGCAAGAACCATCGAAAGCATCGCCATCTTTTGCTCGATGTTCCCCGTACCAAGTCCGACATTCACTGTGCAATCGTACTGGTTCGACCACTCTCGCGGGTCGTACTGAACATACTGGCCGCGCATCCGAATGATGACTGCTTTGTCCTGGTACTTGCATAAAAGATGTAATAACCCTTTGAATAAGTCTTTTACACCTGTTTCACTGAAGATCCTAGCGACTAACTCAATCTTGCCTTGTGAGGCTTGCGTAAGGGCTGCTATGGCCGCAGCAGTCACGTTCTGTAGGATGTTGGGGTCTAACCCTTGGGAAGCCTCTGTAACGCCAGTACGCTTGGCTTGGATCGAATCCAGGTACTCCATGAACGGGAATACCTGTTGAGCAACAGGATTGACTTGAATAGGAACAAGCGCGCCAGGATTCTTCATCCTAACCACACCACCAGGCGTAACGCTTAAGAGATCATCGAGGTTTACCTGGCCTTCGACCGCTCCCATACGAGAGTTGTTCTGTAGGTACAGGTTATCAAGCATCTGCCTCGTTAGAGTAGTCTTGATAAGCTGGAGATCAACTGTACGATCAGCAGGGCAATCCCCAAAGAAGCGATGAGGAATCGGAATAGGACAGAGAGTGTAAAACGGAACATAGTCGGTTTCTTCATTGCTTAGGATTTCATTCCCCGAAAAGTGAACCCGTCTTAGTTCTGCAATCCCATCTCCGTCGTAGTCAGTCTTTAGGTAGCACTCAAACACTTCAACCGTCTGCATGGACTTATCAAGACTTGGTTCCATGTAAGGCTGCTCGTCTCGGTTGTATCGAGCAATATACTCAGCAGAGAACTCAAGATCGTTGTAGACAGGCAGATTCATCACGATCTCAGCATCAAACCCCATCGCAACTAAATCAGACCTTGTGATGAGTTTTCTATGCGCGACGAAAGGTGTATCTCTTACGGTCTTGCCTGCCTTAGAGATCAAGAACTCTTCGGGAGGCACATTCTCAATCTTGATCTTTCCGGCCTTTGTTTTCTTCATCAGCGCTACGTTATGGACGCGCATGACTTGACCGTCAATATCCTGCTCAACCGTCTCTTGTGCTGCGATCTCCATCGTGCCGTCAGACATGATAAGAGCCAATTCATCGTCGGTAAGGTTTGCGTACTGCTCTTTAGTAACAGAGATCGAATCATCCCAGTAGGCTTTGATAACCCCGACCTTCTGAAGGATCGCGTCTTTGAACCAGTCGTGCATGATCGAGATGCCTGGGTTCTGCTTCATGAGCACCCAGTTCGTGTACTCGGTGGCTTGTTGGGCTAAAGGCTCATCACCTGGGCCTACAGGCTCGAATACACCGATCTGGTCAGCAGAAGTAAACAAACGCATGAGAGGCGGAAGCATCCCGTCTACCGCTTCCGCAACCTCTCCGGTTACGATCTGGCTGCGACCCTCTACCTCGTTCCCGTAGGGATCACGCATGTAGGCAGTAAGCGCATTCTTACGCTGCTCGACCGTCTCGGTCTCAAGAAAGCCTATGGCGTTGTCGATTTCGCCTTGAAGTATTGCTTTAAGTCTACCGTCGTCCATTACACCACCCAGCTTACGTTAGGTTTCAGAGGCTTAGACCAAGATGTTGTCTCGGACATACCAACTGCTAAATACCGAAATGCGTCGCTCGCATGAGATGCCCAGTCGTGAAGAGGCTTATCCCAATAAACTTGACGCTTATCGTCGTATTGTCGCCGATAATTCCTTAGTGCGTCCACTCCACGCTTAGTCTTGGAGTCAAACCAACAATAAGGAATTAGCCTTCTCACGGCTTGTATCCCATCGTCAACACCCATTCTCGGCACAATCGTGATGTTTAGCCCTGCTTCTTGTAAGAGTTCTAGCCTCGATCTTCCTGAGCCTAGCTCTCGGACTTGTACGTCGTGAGGCAGTAACTGCTCGGCCAGTTCGTAGTGATTTGTTCTCAGCCAGTTGACATACCAATCGAGTCCTTGGCCGTGGTTCTCTACAAAGTCAATGAGTCGTGTCTCTAAGCCCACTCTCTGACAAACCCAGATTGCAGTGGAGTCGCCTATCCCCAAGTCCCAGGCTGCATAAGTTTTGGCTAATCCATCTACAGGGATGTCATGGAATCGCTCAGACGGTAACTCATTGAGGAGTTGTCCGTAGTAACTTCCTTCGATTGCTGAGTCAAAGGAACACTCAAACTCTTGCAGGTACTTGTCGTCTCCCATCTCGGACTTGGCTGCATCGAGTTCAGTCTGAGGGATAAGACCAGTTTCGGATGCTCGGAACTCAAGCAGTGCCCAATCGTTATGCTGCTCTGCATGGTCTCGCAAACTCTTAAAGTGGTTGTTTCCCTTTGGGGTTCCGAGGAATAACGCCCATCCCATTCTGTCCGATAAGGCCGGACGAACCACCTCCGACCAAATTTTAGGGTTCTGATCGCCGAATTCGTCGAATACAACGCCGTCAAAATACTGTCCTCTAAGAGAGTCTGGGTTATCAGACCCCGCAAGTTGGATGCGTCTACCCCAGAAATCAACCCGAAGTTCTGCAATATTCGCGGTGGCGTTGAGGGGCTCGGTAAACTTGAGGAGGTAATCCCAGATAACTCGTTTGGTCTGAGAGTAGGTAGGCCCAATGAACGCATATCTTGGAGCCTCCTTCGTATTTTCTATTGCTGCCCTAATGAGATGGTTGACAGCAGAGACTGATTTCCCCATACGACGATGAGCCACAACGACTCCGAATCGCTTGTCTGCAAGCGCATGGTGGATCTGTAGCTGTTGCGCTCGCGGTGCATACGGAATGACTATTCTTGTTGCGCCCATGTCACTTGTAAAGCAACTGGTTGCCCGTCCTGACCTGTTACCTCTGTTCTTGCCAACTTAGGTATATGGTACTCAATAGCCCGCAAGTAAATATCGCAAGCCTTTTCTGGGCTTTTCTGCGCTACTTCGTCTAGCCATATAGCAAAACGAGGTGCGTTTAGTTCCGCCATCTTAGCGATAGCCTCTCTCACCGCAGCAGTGCTCTTGTTAGGCACTCCCTTAGCCCTGCCCATGCCAGCAGCAGGAGGTAGCTTTCTTTCACCATCTTCCAATACTTTGTTGTTCATATGTTGTTTATTAGCAACGCTTTACATGCCTTCTTCATCTCTGCGACGAAGATACTCTAAGACAGCAGGACTAAGTAAACCGGCTCCTACTGTGCCTATTCCTGCTAGCAAGTCAGCTTCTTTTGCTCTTGCTGGATCGAAGGCGGCAAACCTAGACCTAATGCGAGACGGATCTGTAATTGCGTAAATGTCTGTCAGTTCGTCATATGCTTTTTGTCCAGGGTCGTAAGTTTGTTTCATTACGACACCTGGTTTACGTTGTGCAATAGCTTCTTTTATAAGCTCATTGTAACTTTCATCTCTGTATCTTGACCCCTTAAAGTCTTTTACATTCATCCCTTCTGTTCTTATCATCAAAGGCATGACGTTAGCACCTTGAGGTATTCCAAGAGCGTAATAGTCAGCATCTAATGACTTTATGTCGCTGAACGCCTTATTTAATTCTTCTAAGGCTTTCGGGTCTTTTTGAAACTCTGGGAGGTTTTCCCATCCACCCTCGTTACTCGCTTTATAGAGTCGAGCCGCGTCAGGGTCTTTCTTTTGAATGTTCGCAAGTATTTTTCTGTACTCTTCGGGAGTATCCCAAAGAACACTACCTCCGTTTGCCTTCTCAAACCTTTCCCATAGTTTATTTTGGTCAACAGCAGAAGGAATTTTCGCCAAGGCTTTATCGTAAGCCTCTTTCCTTACAGCCATTCTTGCCAGCATTTCTGATTCTTCTTTGTAATCCCCTAACTGTGGTCTATTTGAATAGAAATCTTGCTGTACGCCATACTTGTTCAAAACATCGCCAAATTTTTTCTCAGCCTCGAATCTTTCATCTGACACTTTTGCGGCAATGTCTCTTTGCTTAAAAGTAGCATCTTCTAACTTGACGGTTAGATCATCTACTTTGTTCCAATCTCTAGCTTTTTCAGCAGCAGCCAATTCTCTGTTGATAGCGTTTATTTCTCTACCTTCTCCAAGTAAAGAATATCCAACAGCAACTTGTGGCTTTGAGGCGGCAAAGTCAGCCCTTTTTGCTGACGGCGCACCAGTTGTAGCACCCCTGAATTGTTTATCAAAGTTTCTAATATCCCCAGTTGTGCCATGATAAGCATCAACAAAACCCATTGCCCTAGCGCGATCCATCGCTGTGTTTGCTTCAGGTAAACCGAGCATCTTTACAGCGTTTTGTCTCGCTATCTCTAGAGCATCGTCTCTCGGAGCAGAACTTAACGACCTTTGTACAGCCATACTTGCGCCAGGAATTTGGCCTGCCTTAGCTAAAGTAGCCGCTACAGCGAACGGCGCAACCGAGCTATACAGTTGACTAGCAACACTTGCCTGCTCACCCAGTCTGTAAGCATCAGACATCTGCTGAGCTTCTGGACTCATCACCGAATACGTCGGATTCCTACCTGTAAACCCTAGTAGACCCTGTGCTACAGGACTCGTCTGCCCATACCCTGGAAGCGAACTCACACCTCTCGGTAACTGTTCCGGCAGCGGAGGCAAAAACTTCTCTTCGTCTAGCAGACCCTTCCTACGCTTCACTTTTTGTTCCTCGCCGAGATTGCCTTTGCTTTCGCTCTTGCATCTTCCTTACTACTTGCACCCCATGCCTTTAGACTGAGAAGCAGTCTAGTAGGGCTACCATCAGGTTTACGCTCTGGCCCTGGCATGTTACCCATTCTCGCTAAGAAAGACGCTCTACGCGGGTTATCGCCGCTTTTCACGGGAGCTTTTAGGTTAGACCCAGGGTTTGCAGCCTCGTAAGACTTCCGACCCTTCTCGTTCAGGCCACCCTTAGCGTTCTTACCCTCTTTCCTAGTCCAAGCGGCAGTCATTTCTTTTTAGCTTTGCCAGCTTGAGATAGGGCAATCGCTACCGCTTGTTTCTGACTCTTGACAACTGGGCCACCCTTACCAGAGTGGAGCTGTCCTTTGCCGAACTCGGTCATAACCTTACTGATCTTCTTCTCAGCCTTGGTCTTTTTCATTTCCTCCTCGCTGCTCTCATGTTGTCCACAAGATTCGGGTAAGGTCTGCCAGCAGATGCGGCCATAGCCTTAGCGGACTTTTTCTCAGACTTGGAAAGAGGTTCACTCTTCCCCAGTTTCTTCGGTCTCGCCTTCTCCCATATCGCCTTCTTCATCGCCCATCTCCCAAGAAGCGCAAGACTTATCTGGCGCACACATAAAGTTCCACTGATGGCAATAACCCGCGCCTTCTGGCAGGCAATCTTCCATGTCCATGTCGAAGTATTCGCAATTGCCGCAGCGCCTCTCTTGAGCCTGGCTTGCAGAGATACGCCACTTTGCGCCTAAGTCTCTCCAAAACTGCGTATCACCCTCTCGTTCAGGGCCATACATTGCCTTCTCTTTTGCAATTGCCTTGTTCTCTTCGTTCAAAGCCTCATCTTGCGTTGGAAGCGGACAACTCTCATCCTCTTCCTCGCCTTTGATGACGATCATGACCTTCGGGGAAAGCAAGCCTTTCATTTCTTTTCCTTAGGTTGTAAAGGAATGCCTACTTTCCTGTCATACCTGATGGGTACAGGAGGCACTTTTAGCTTGTAGGGAGACGG